GGCTCTGTCTATGTCGGCATCAGTCAGGGGTAAAGGCTCACCCTCTGATAGTTTTTCTAAGTGACTATAGATGTCAGGTACTAAAGTATTAAGCTTCATGCTGTTTACCTTTTATGTTTTTAATTATAGTTTTTATAGTCTTTAAGTCCGTCTTAAACCACTCGTTAGCGTGTTCAATCTTGTTTTCTTTTAGCTCAGCATGTGCTAGTTTCTCAGCCTCGCGCCTATCTTCAAAGTATTTAGAATAAGAAACCTTATAATCTCTAAAGGGTGATGAAGTCTGATACGTAGAACACCTGTCCTTTGCGTCAACAGCCATACCAACTTTGAACCAACCTTTCCATGCAGGGTTTGAGATAATATAGACGTAGCCTCCTAAGATACTGTTGTACTCTGCTCTGTGTCTACGCCCAAGTAGCTTAGCTAAGAGCTTTGGACTTGGCTGTACTCCTTCTTTGTACTTTCTCTTAATTGTATTCTCTGTTCTGCGTATGTCGTAACAGTCTATACACTTATAGTGTTTCTTCCCTACAAAAGAAGACCACCAGTTAACAGGCGTTTCAAGTACTACCCCACATTCTATACAGTTTTTAGTAGTAAGTTTCATTATAGTATCCCTCATTGTCTATTATTTCGTAATCGTTATCGTCTTCAAAAGTTCCAAGCTTTAGAGGGACAACATCTTTATCTCCAGTGTGTACTGTTACTCGTCCTGACACTAAGTATATACACTCTATCAAAACAATTTCATTGTGTTGTACTACTCGTATAACAGTCATGGGTGATTTCCCTCTTGGGAGCCTGAAAAGACCGCCCCTAGAAGTATTGTATCTAAGATGGACGTAGTTTTCAAGCTTCACTACTTCAGGTTTAATGTGTTTCACTCCAGTTCTCCCCAACTTTGTAGGCCCCATCTAAAGGACAATTTAAATTAAACATACACCCCGCTTCCCTAATAGATTGTACACCTAGCTTACCAACCTCTACTGCATCATCAAGGTGACACTCTATCTGCCATTCGTCATGTACATTGGCTACAAACTTAGCATCATACCCATGCTTAGCTATCTTCTGGTCTAGTATGATCAGGGCTTTCTTCATAACTATTGCACCCGCACCCTGTAAGAGTGTGTTGAGTGCGGCGTGTTCTGATCGCACAGTAAGCCGTCTGCCGTCTAACGCTTTGATGAATCCTGTTTTAGCTTCTCGTTGTACGCTATCCGTAAGGTGTTTAAATGATGGGAGATTATCAAAGAAGCGTTGTCTAAGTCCTTTCCCAACCGCTCTACCTCCTCCAACCACTGACCCAAGTTTTGCATCTCCGGCTCCGTACAGGAGGGCATAGATAAAAGTCTTTGCTTGACTTCTTGATTCAATTCTAGCAAGGCGCTGATTAGCGGTGTGTATATCGCCGTTAAGTATTTCATTAGTATACTCCTTATCGTCTAAGTAATGGGCTAACATCCTAAGCTCAAGTCCCGAAGCATCAATGCCTACAAGCCTGTAGTCCTCCGGCACTGTCCAACAAGATCGGCAATCTTCGCCGAACGGTGACGAACTACTGGGAATCTGTGCCATGTTAGGATGTGAATGGGTCATGCGAGAAGTCACTGCACCGTTAGGATTAACGTAGCCGTGTACTCTTCCTGTCTCTTCGTTTAGTTCTTTGATCCAACTCTTAGTTTGTGCTAAGCGTTTCTGTAACATAAGATACTTAGCAATCAAAGCCGCTTGCGGTATGTTCTTAACTCTATTTAAAGTAGCTTCATCCACAATAGGCTGACCTGTCGGCGTAAACTTCTTAGGACTCCAACCAAAACGAATAAGGTACTCGCCGATCTGTTTGCGTGAGCCTAAGTTAAATGGTGTCTCAGTTTTACGGGCTATGGGTAAGCAGTCCTCTCTGTTTAAAAGCATTCGCTCGTACTCGTTATCGCTTAGCCTAGTCCCCTTGTCGTATTGATCGGTGGCTGTCTTAGCTAATGCACCTGTCGCTGTGAACTTAGGGCTGAGTATCTGCGTAGTTATAACAGGACGGAACTCTTCCTGAACCTCCTGCTCTAGATCGTGTAGCTTGGTTTCAAACATAGCCATCAGGCCCATCACTCTCTGAACGTCCAACAGGAACCCGTTAGTGCGTTGCTGATCTATGATCTTAGCTACTGCATGTTCTATCTGCACTGACTGAGGCGTGAAGCCACGGCTCTCAAGCTTGAGTGCTTCATAGACTTTAGTGTTGAGCAACACATCGTTCTTGCAGTACTCTAACATCTGCGGCGTGTAAGCATCCCAAGCATCTTCTTGTTGACCAAAGTCACCCTTGCGAAAGCCTAGCCTGTAGCCCCAACCCTCAAGACCGTGGTTGCCTTCGCGTGTAGGCTTGAACAAACGTGACAATACTAATGTATCAACAATCTTCTTGTCAAACAGATCAATACCTGTCAGCTTCTTAATGACAGGGATGTCGTAGCCTATCACGTTGTGACCGATCAGTTTAGTTGCGGAGCGTAACAACCCGTAGCCTTCTTCCAACTGCGTGTTGTCGAACGTGAATACATCCATTGTGTCTACGTCTTGAGCCACGATGCAAAAGATCTGCGATGGATCTAAGCCGTCCGTTTCTATATCGAACACTAAGTTACTCATATTATTTCCTCGTCAAACTGTGATGAATTATAATCATCTAGCTCTTTGAGCCTACCCGTCTTGTTATCATACAGCAAGTGTGATGCTACTCCAACATCTCCAGTGTACCTAGACTTCAACACCCTGACCTTGGTGGTCGATGCTTCTATCTGATCCTCTGCCTGTTGGTTGCGTTCAAGGCTGATCACACAATCGCTTAGCTGAGCAATACTCTGCGACCCTCTAAGGTGCGAGAGTCCTGTCTCTATGCCGTTCTCGTGTCCCTTGTTGCCCTCTACTCTACGCAAGTGTGACACCAGTATCATACCACAGCCTGTCTCCTCTACCATAGTACGAAGCCTGTGCATGATGCCGTCAATAGCTTTACGCTCGTCATGTTCCAGTGTAGATAGTACAAGCATGTGAAGGTGATCAACTACAATCCATTTACAATCAAGACCGATGATCATGTAGCGTAGCTTGCTGAAGATGTCCTCTAAGTTATTAACTCCGTGGTGTGCGTGAATCCACACACGACCCTCGTTGTCACCCATGAATACCTTCCTGTAGCAATCGTCTAGCTGTTCCTCTGTGAACTCAGCCTTAACACTATCAAGGTGTAGCTTTGCGTTAGCCTCCACTGCCATGATACCTTCGGCAGTACGCGACCACGTTTCTTCAAGGGCTATGACACCCACGTTATCTTCGGTGTTCTCAATCAGCCAGTGTTCAATCTCTCTGGTGACGGAGGACTTACCAAGACCTGTGCCACCTGTAAGGGTAACAAGTTCTCCTGCTCTCATGCCTTCTAGCTTTTTGTTTAAGCCGAACCAAGGATATGGTATGGCTGTTTTCTTCTCTGCTCTTAGCTTTTGATAGGCTTCAAGCTGATCGGATAGATTCAGTACACCAGAAGGTGTATAGATTTTAGCGTCCCAGAATGCACTGACGTATGCGGCGTGTCTACCTTGGCGTAACATATCGTTAGCATCTTTGTAGTCCACGGGCAGTGTCATGATCTTAGCTTTCTTGGGGGTGAGTAGCTTAGCGATTGCTTGAGCGGCTTCCTTGCCGTACTTGTCGTTGTCAAAGTTAATAACTACAGAATCAAATGACTCTAGGTATTCTAGGTTCTCCTTAACATCACGGACACCTCCTGCCGCACCTGACTTGATAGAAACGACAGGCCACTTACTCCCCATAAGTTCATAAGCGGCCATCGCATCACACTCGCCTTCTGTTAAAGTTATAAACTTACCTCCTGCTTTAAACAGATTCTCTCCGAACAACCCCACTTCCTTTGGACTCCCTGTCCAAGCAAACTCCTTGTCCTGTTTACGGATCTTAGTTCCTGTGAACTCGTGTCCGTTGTAGTAAGGGTAGTAGTGCTTGTCTATCTTGCCACCGGCCATTGTTGATTTAACGCCGTACTTCTTAGCTGTAGCTAAGCTTATCTTGCGGTCAGTTAATTCATTGAACGTAGCTGTAGTATTGTTGTCCATCTTACTGTTCCTTTGATACACTTCAAAGTCCGTTACGGTATCTGTTAGTTTCTCTTCTGTTGTGTCGTAGTTAGGTAAATAAGTACAACAACTGAAGCAGTACCCAGATCCATTCTCATTAACTGAAACTGGGTCGCTTCCTCCACACGCAGTACAAGGTAACTTATGTTTAATAAAAGGCACTAGCCTTACTCCTCAGTTACTTCAACTTCCTCTGTTGCAATGGCCTCGTCCGTGAGGTGGTTATCTTTAAGGTCAGCAATCAACTTTATACTCGCGGCTCGCATAAGCCCCACTGTAATTGATGCGCTTTGACCCTGCTTGTCTGCCTCTATTAAGTGAGATAGTATTGCCCGACCCTCGTCTGAGAGTAGGTCTGACTCGTACTTAACATCTTCTACTGTAACAATTCCCATTATAGTTCATCCTCCATGTCACTTTCAGCCGCTTCAAACTCAGCACCATCAGGGCTACCAACTTCAACAAGGTCTATCACTTGCATAGCTTGGAAGTCTAAGCCTTTGAAAGAGCCGTACTTGTTAGTGGTTTCCCACTCATTGTACTGCACCTTAACTAAAGAGCCGTTGCCTACCTTAGTGTCGAGCGGGTTCTTGTACTGGTCAACAAGTCTAGGCGCGTCACGCACTGTTCCGTCTCTACCTTCGACCTTCCGTTTAATTACAATGGATGGGCCTTCGTCCATCTGCTTAATGTTATATCCACGCGCTTTAAAATCCTCAGCGGTGGCTTCATCTACAACTAAGTTTACTGAGTACGTAGGTTCAAAGGTCGTGTTCGGTGTAGTGACCGATGCCCAGTACGCTGTGCCTTCTAATATAGCCATGTTACTTTCCTCTTTGGTGGTGAAAATTGAATGTCGAGTATACCACGTTCCACTATTGTTGTCAAGCTTTTTCTACACTGATATTGTAAACGGTAGACTACAGTTAGGTACATCGTTAGCTGTAGGTATCGCTGTGTTTAGATACTTAGTGACTGCTCTAATCAACTTGCCGCTAATGTTCTCAGTGAATTCAAGATTGATAAGTTCCCCATCCTGTATATCAAACGATGCTGTAAACTTAACAGACTTTCTGAACGTAATGTTTCTTAAATACCTGCCAAAGTCTACATCGCTATCAGCTTTAGGGCATGATGGAACTACCACTGGTTCTAATAACACCGCGATGGGTTGAGGCTCCACTGCTACAGGCACAGACAACGCCGCTATAGGCTGTGTTTCTACTACCAACGGCTGTGTTTCTACTACCACTGGTTGCAATAACACCGCTATAGGTTTTGGCTTGGATACCTTATCGCGCTGACCCGTAACAACCCCAAGCCCACCCGTTGCAGATTGATTGTCTCGTAGTTCTAACAACTCTTCTGCCTGTGACTCCTGCATATATCGCAGTGATTTTAACTGTTCTATTATTCTAGTGTCAGTTATTGAAAGCTTGTTGACGAACGAGAGATTATTATCTATCTTCTCCATGTTCATAACAATACCCGCGTCATAGTAAGTCAATGACTCGTCAATAGAATTATAGCTATCGAACAAATTGTTTATCTTGTTCGTTGCTTCTAACTGCTCTTGCTTCAATGCGTAAACAAATGTTTGTCTGCTAACATCGTTCATTGTATTGCTGATCAACGTGTAACCAGACATAACGAACGCACTAGTAGCTAACACTCCTATCATTACAGTTTGCTTGTTCATTACTAATCTCCTTTTATTTGTTTCCAAAGTTATCAGGGTCAATGTCTGTAGCCCCGCGTTCTATATCAATCTTAGTTTCGTACTCTGTTTTCTCTATGATGTATCGTATCACATCTTTCTCCTTTACTTTATATCTATTACAGATTCTAACCAACGATGCGTTACCGTGTATTAAATCTATCGCCGCTGTTGCTATAGCCTCTGATTCGGTTGAAGGATTAGCACTAAACATCTCAGTGAATGCACTCATATTAATCCTCCGACCATATCTTACCAAAGGTAACAATAAAGAAAGGTATCAGTACGACAACGCCTTCAAACGATACTGCTGTTAGTTCACCAGTGTCACTGTTACTAGCCCATACTGCTCTGCTGTCTGTAAACTCTAAGTCCAAGCCGACACCATTGCGTATGTTGAATGTTAAAAAGTATTCTCCGAATCCTGTTGTCATTTATTACCCTCCGTTTAAAAGTTTGTAGATCTTAACACATAACAACTCTCGTGTCAACAACTATCTTAATTCAATTGCGTCTTGACTTTCAACTCCATCTATGTTATAATAAACTTTATAGTTTAAAAGAAAAAAGAAAAGAAAGAATAAGATTAACAAACCTATATAGTCTATATAGTTAAATCCGTTTCAACTTCTAAAGCATAATCATCTTCATGCACATAAACATCTTGCATATCTTTAAAACTTAACAGTGAATTGTAGCATAGGTTACAGTGATCTGTCTGGTTGCTATGCTGTTTAAACATTATCAAACACATGCCGCACTCGTAGTAATCATTCATCGCTATCATCCTCTTCAGTAAATATTTGATAGTGAGTGTCCACTATCCTTGAACCGTACTGTTCGTAGTAGTTTCTAGCTGAGGCATACCTTAAAGCATCGTCTTCGCTGGATGCCGCAACATCTATAAGGTATCCCCGAACCTCCGACACCATCACCTTGTAGGTTTGGATGGGTTGATCAAGATCTATCTGACTCACTAGCTTTGGAGTATCTTTAGTTGTCATGATTCACCCCCTTGTAATACTAACATGCTTAATGCTAGTTGTCGCTTTATTTCCCTAAGCCTGTGAAAATCCTTATTGAATAGATAGACAGCACGTTCTGATAGTTCATGATCAGTGTCCATATCATCCATTAGCCGCGTTGTTACTTCATCAAGCATAGCTTGCAGTACGGCATGGCTCTCGTCAGTTAAAACCGTTGTGCTTTCTGGTACAGCTACCATCTTGTCGCCCTCAGTTCGTTTGTCCAGACTACCAATAAATTTATTAAAGTATATATCACGCATCGCTCTCGTCCTCTTCGGTTAGTTCAGTTTCTTCGGTTAATTCCTCGTCTCCGTGGAGATAGTCTTCACAGCTACCCGTCCACCCTACGTATTTATTCATAAGACTAACCTCTCCATATAACTTTCTTGCGCTCCCTCGAATGTCAGGTCGTATACCCCTGAAATTAAACAGAAACCGCCCTCCGGCATAGCCATTAATCTGTTAGTACTATACGATATATCTAGGGGCGTATCCCGTACAGGGTCGTGGCCTCTTCGACATATAGCTAGATCATTGACTAGATCTATTAGTACCGCCGTCCAGCCCAAAGAAGTTACGGCTCTTTCTGCTTTTTCCATGTTGGTTTTCATGCTACCACCTCATTAGTTAAGTTAATAATTCTATTTTAAATCTTTAGAAACTTATCGCTCCAGTAGTGCGTAAATTGTACCATCTAAAAAATTAATCATAATCTTCTACTCTCTCTGCCATCCACTTCCCTAGTTGATCTTGAAACCTGACGTTATGACAAGACCATAAATCAAGCTCACCACTGGCGGCAAGGTCTGCCATCGCCCTAGTTTTAAACTTCAATACCTCACCATCGCGCTTCATTACTTCAAGCGACCGTTCGTCTATGACTATCCATATATCTGTGAATTTATCCATGCTGTATTACTCTCTCTATTGGTTAATTCTATTTTAAATCTTTAGAAACTTATCGCTTATCTATATGCGACACACACATACCCGTGAGCGACACACCACCTCTCTTTTCATCCACCTATTGCGATTATGTCATTAAATTCTGCTACGTTTGAGAGTGTAACAAAAAACGATTCACTCTGCAAATTATCCTTAGCCCGTTCCTTTTTGTTGCTACCCTTCCGCGTCAATGTGCCGACCACGTTATCATCTAAATGTCGTAGGTCTGTAGTGTCGAATGACTTTAGATCATGGCGTAACTGTAGTCCATCATCCGCCAGACCTTTAGTGTTGTACGCCATAGCAATTCGATACTTTGCCGCCACTGCTTTACGCAATGCCGCCTTGCTTTGTGGGCTGTACATACTCCCCGAAAATGTCAGGTCGTAATTGTTTAAGGTCTGTTTACGTACCCTGCTTAAAATCTTAGTGTAATCATAGAACATAGATTCGGGACGCTGTACCATGATATCAGAAAAATCTATGTCACTAGTGCCGTTCAACCTAAACAACGCGGGGATGCCTGTTTTAAGCGCCTTACGCTCTGCCTTATCAATTTCTGATAGGAGGGTACTGCTAAAGTCTAAAGGCCGTAAGATCATCAATATGGTGCGTTTGGTGGCGGCATCTTGTCCGACACTCATTCCCAATTGACCGCTAGATATTAGACAAGGGGCCTTGCATCCTGCCAAATCTGCAAAGCTACAAAGCGTTTCTGTGGCTACCTTATCGGCAGGTTGAAGATACATAACGTAGGTATCATATTTATCCGCGCCCTTTTCAACCTTTAGACTGCTACCAAAAAACCGCATAGGCTTGTTTAGATAATCAAGTTTAAGAGCGCACCATTCTTTGGCGGCGTTGTTGATTAAATTACTGGCGTTGATTTCAGCTATTGTAATTGATTTCATTTCGTAACCTCGCGTTTAAGTATAAAACCCCATGCTATCACGTTGGCCGCGATGCACAATAATAAACCATCCGTTAAATATTCCATACTGTTACCCCTTTAAAGTTATACCCAATAGTCTCAAGCTCTTTCTTTAGCTCCATATATTCATGTGGTTGAGCGTTATCGAGTTGGTTACAGAGTTTTTTACTTGCTCCAGAATGTTGGCCAATATGCATATATGAAGTTATGCAATCGTTTAAATCCCATTTTTCGTTAGGAAATATCGCGATAATGTCGCCATCGTGAAATTTCTTAAATTGGACTACTGTTATATTCTGATCTTTCATGCTGTTTAATCCTCTATTAATAAATCAGCTTTATAGTCCATCAGATCATTATAGATTTTATTTAGATCCATTTCGGCATTTTCAAAAGGTGCTAACATTCTAGAATTAGAGTTCATTAAATCCTCCGCCAGTGCGCTTGCTTTCCAAACCATTTCGGCCAGTACTTCAATATCTTTTATATGTGCCATAATCATTTCCTTTTTAAGTTAATTTAATAAAGCCTACCTTGGTTAGATAGGCTTGATAAATTTACTAAGCCCCTATTGCTCCACAGATATTAAGGTTTTGATTTCTTTAATTTCAGTTAAAAGAGCGTTGATTTCGTGTTTCGTCTCGAATGCGTTTATAACAACGTCACAATCATCACTTGTATTAATGTAATGAGATTGAGTGTCGCGTAATGCTGTTAAGTCTTTGAACATCGCTTCCAGTTTAATTCGAGCTTTAAAATTTTGCATTGTCTATATCCTTTAGTGGTTACCGTTGCGGTCTTGTATTGCTTGATGGTTCCCATATTAAACCTATTTCAAGAATTGTCAAACTAATAACGACACACAGTTATCTAAATG